AATGTATAACGATGATTCTTGCGATCATATAGTTTAGTGCCTCTTTGAACGACGTCTATATCGGTATATTTATTAACCTCAGTATCGACCTTCAATGTATTGTTTGGGAGATTGATTTTATTCTCAGCCGTGCGTACAAGAGGATATTCATGCTCCGTGTTGTAGTGCCAGCCTTCCGACTGTATCTCCCGGCTGACTTCATCAAGCACATTCAAAGCTGTAACGACAGAAACAGGAAGACTATTACCAGGAGATGTTATAATCGAATTAACTGGAGATTCTCCAACGACTCCGAGCATCGTGTTTACTGCTTCAAGCTTTGTAGTAAGTGCCATAACTAAAATATTTAAATAAAGGAAGTGAGCGGGTGCGAGGTAAAACGAATGAAAAAACCACGCACCCGCCACACAACCAAGAAAAGAACTACTTCTGTAATTCGATAGCACACTCAGGACGGAGGATTCCGTGGCCCATTGCGTACTTCGCTACAAACAAAGTTCCTTGACGCTCAATCTGATACTCAGACTCAGTAGCAAGATCAAGCAGTTTTACTGTACCTACAGCAGCAGGGTGAGCAACGATACCAAGCGAGTTGGTGAAGTCGCCATCATAACCTACTCCTCCAGCGCCGAATACATCGTTAGATCCACCAGCGTCAACTCCTGCTCCACCTGACAAGTCAGTTGAAGGTAAGTGATTGGACTTGTAGATAGTGATGCCAGCTACTTGAGGGATGCTTCCTGATGCGATAGAACCTAATCCTCCAACGTCTTTATTGACGGCGGAAGTGTTGATTACGAGTGAACCGCTGCCACCTGTGATCAACTTGTAGTATTCTTGAGGACGCAGAACTGCGAATCTTCCGTCGGAAGGAACGTCGTTTTCGTCGAGCTTTTGAGCAGCAGTAAACAACGCAGCGACAAGTTCAGCTCCTGTTGGATCTGTGTTGTCAGCGTCATCAGAACTGTCAGCTCCTGTTCCCATTGCGTTAGCAGAAACGTCAAGGATTCCTCCGAGTTTTCCACCTGTTACATTAGGAGTAGTTTCGCGAGCAGCAGCGATAAAGACTTTAGCAAGAGCGCTATCAAAGCGAAGTGCCAAAGCTTTACCAAGCTCGGAAGCGTAGACGGAACGGATGTCGTAGTGATTCTTTACATCGTCAATGTTTGACAAGAAGGTAGAAGCGAGAAGGACGTCATCAATAGTGATAACCTTTTCGTTCTTCTTGATGTCGCTCAAGTAACTGTTTCCAGAATCAGCGATGTTTTGACCAGGAGTGTAGTAAGAAGCGGAAGCAATACCTGTAACAGGGAACTGAGCGCTTTTACCATTCTCGATGGTGCGTACTGTGTGAAGACTTTTAAAGATGTTATTCTCTTCAAAGGTCGTTAGGATTTCGCCAGCAAACTTCTTCAGGAACAATGCGTTAACATCGCCCGCTGAGTTAATCTGACCGACGCGTGATGGATCTGTATCTCCATTAGCCATGATTATTTATCTCCTTATATTTAGATTATTGTTAGTGTTTAGCTGACTTCTCGCGCCGATTTCGTTCGAGGTTATCCTGCGCACAGGGCAACGACTTCTGTCTTTGTTAGATGTCAAAATTGTTATCTCCTTCCTCCGGGTGTAAAATAGAAACCGACGATCATCGGCAACACGACGGAGCATTCAAAGAGGCAGAGGTGTCCGCTTGTAATGACCATAGCGGTTTGCTCTGCTGGAAAACTGAGGAGCCCGAAAAGAATTTCTGTTCGCCCTTCCCCTGTAATGTTTGTTGTACTGAGTATTGGGACTGACGGATAAACCGCTGTGAGGCATGTGACGAAGGCGATGACTCCCATTCCGATAAATGCGAGCATCCGGCGAGTAGCGCGAGTAAAAGCACCCCCATCACCACTGTTAAGACTCTCTTGAAACTTGATTGCATATTCATTATTTCGCGCCTCCCTCGCCATTTCCAACTCGTACTTATGTTGACGACTATCCACGATCATACCAAAGACCCCTTTTAAAAGCGATCCCATCGCGGCGCTTCCGCCTCCTGTAAGGAATAGTGTCAACAGTTCAAACATTGTTAAAAGTTAGACACCGCCAAACGACGATCCACTTCGTTATGATAAGCTTTATCTCCGCTCTTATAACGAGGATCTTGCATAGCCCGACTGACTTCCTGCATCGATTGATACGGCATTGTGGAACTTCCGGTAGTACTTCCGCTGACAAGCTTCGGTCCCGTCGCACCCACTTCGGATTTATAACGCGCATATAATCCTTTGACTGCAAGCTTTGCTTGTTGGACAGTACCGTTATTCACCACTTCGTTAAATGCGTTAAACTCATCATCATCAAGACTGTCACCTGCCCATTGAGCCATCGCTTCATACTCGTCTCCAGCAGCGGATTGAATGTCGCTTATCTCGGCGTTTTCAAGTGACTCTTGTCCAGCTTTGAAACGATCCACAAGCTCGCGGCTAATACCCACTTCTTCCAAAGCTTGATAAGTTTCATCAGTAATCTCACCGCCGCTTTCAAAGTATTTAGTAGAAGCGTCGTTAACACGGCTTTGTAACTCCGTAAGATCTTGTTGAGTTTCTTCCGATTCATTCTCTTCTGTTGTTTCTTCTTGTTCTTTTTCTTCCTCCCCTGCTCCCATCTTCTTTTCAAGTTCCGAGTAAGCTTTCGCCATATCCTCGGCAGACTCAAACTTTTCAGGTAGCCATTCAGGACGATCAGCTTGTTGCTCTTCCTGTACTTCAGGCTGTTGTTCGACAGCTTCTTCTTGTGGTTTCTCCTCTGGTTCTACTTCGTTTGTAGTAGGTTCGTTGATCTCTACTTTTTGGTAATCACCCATCGTTTATTCCTCTTGTTGTGTTGGTTGTTGTGGTTGTTGTTGGTTAGCCATTGCATTGATAGCGGGTCCCATTGCTGGCGCTCCTAACTTCTGAGCCATCTCCATCATTTGAGCCTGCTGCATAGCTTGTTGAATTTCTTCTTCTGTCTTAATCAAACCTTCGGTCTCGATTCCTAACGCGGTTGCCCTGCGTTTAAAGTAGTCGCTTACATTGACGTACTCAGCGATAGCTTGTGGGCCGACGACTTGACTCGCTCCTGCCAGGAACATATCCAATCGATTCAAATCGTTACCACGACCCAATGCCTCAACGCCTGTTACAATCGTAGGCTTGACTATGTCCTTAGGTAGTTTAGGTAGACGATCCTTCCTGCCCATGCGGTCCATCAAACGCGATACAAGCGGAAGCTGGAACTCCTGTGACAAAATAGAATACAGCCCGCCGAGAGCCGCCTCGAGTTCTTGTGATAACATACGTATTTCCTCGGCGGTAACTCGCTCTGCGTCTCTAACGACGTTGCTGTTTAAAAGAAAAGCGTGACTTAATCGATCTTGGATCTGTGCCATGACCTGTTGAGCTACGCGAAAGTCATTGAACTTATTAAGCTGAAGAACGGACACATCGCCGTCGGAACCCTGAACGATTGCACCGTTTGCTGCTTCCGCTAATGTCCTCGCTCTGGTCGTACCGTTAGGATTGACCATGAACAATACCTTCGCCGCAGCAGCGGAGCCTTCAACGATAGCTTGAGTTAATGACTCTAAAGACTTTAAATCACCGATGTACTCTTCGACTATACCGCGACCATAATCCTCGCCGTCAATACGTGTATAGCGTAAAGGTATCCAAGGTGACTTGTCGATAGAATACGATCCTTTCGACGATTCAATGACGATACCTTTAACATCCTGTTGGACATAGAACTTATTATCTTCCCTGACAATCGAAGTGTATAAATCGCATGTATTATCTTTGGACTCTTTATATACTTCTTGTCTTACTTCTTCAGGTAACATCATTGGAGCTACCGTTTCCTTCACAGCTATGTGCGTAACATTACCCATAGGGTCACGCTTAACGACATATCTATCAGGACGGAATACTCGCATACCTCCTTCGTCAGGAAGATATAGTAAAGTATTACCTGTAATTAGTAGATTCTTTAACGCCTCAAAAACTCCTACTCTAAATGCTTCTACTTCAACCTCTTGCGACACAGCTCGCTCGACTTCACTCAAAGCTTTCTCGAGATCCGTGCGTAGCTGTTCCCCTTGTTCTTCACCCATCTCAGCTTTCGCTTTGTCGAGTTCATACCGATCAATGACCAAGCGGAAGAACGGAGCGTTAGGCGGAAGTAAAGCCATAAGTAACTTCGATGCTAAGTTGTTTACACCCTTCGCTCCAATACCTTGGAACGGAGTGTAGTACTTAGTGTGTGGACCGTGACCTTCGGGCGGCAGGACATACGGAAGGGTTAGTTCCGATGAAGTCCTGGCACGATCAAGAAATGTCCACCGCGTATTCTCTAACGAAGTGTAGAGGCTTTGAGCCGTTTCGTAATGCATACTTACTTAGGAAGATTTACACCAGCAGTTCCCTTAGCCATTCCTCCCATAGAAGGACGCGTAAGTTGTGCTGTACCTCTTTTACGTTTAACCGTAGATCCACCGCGTTTGGAAGCTTGAGCAGGCTGTACACGCTCGGCTGTCGCCGCAGGTGGAGGCGGTGGTGGAGGAGGAGGTGGAGGTGGTGGAGGAGTTGAGCCGCCCATGCACATAATTATACCTTTGTTGAAATGATTGTTGTATTTTGTTCTTCGTAAACGTCTTGTAGAAACTCTACGACTTTCCTCTGACCAACCTTCATCCATATCTCGCGCTCACTATCTTTAGGATCAGGACAACGAGAAGGAAACCGAGCATCCAAGATGTCGAGCAAATCCTTACTAAGGTCGGGTAGTTTTCTGTCAACAGAATTTTCCACTATATTATATATTTAATGGTTCAAAAGCTTTTGGTCGAGACAAATCTTCGTCCAAGTCTCCCGTAACCTGATGAATGATATGGGAATAGTTACGCTTCTTAGCGGGTGTAAACTCCTCAGGCATCCATAAATATGTTAGTTCTTTTTTCTTTTTATTATATTGTCCCTTACGAATTAAGTACGCCATCCACGCATTTGTTAACGCGTCTTCTTCCGATAACCCTGCCTTTTCATACGCCTTCATAACCGTCGCCCATGTCGCACCTTCATCGTCAAGCATACGCTTTGCTCTAACTGTGCCTACACCTGGTACGCCTTTGAATCCGTCAACAGCGTCGCCCGCGATCGTCTGCATCAAGTGATAGGCATTCGCTTCTTCTTCGTTGATCTCATGCATCTCATCGCGATTGAAGTCGTAGAACTTACACGGGACTCCTTTGAAGTCTTTGTCGATAGACACGATGATACGCTCGTCGTTTCTATCGGGTCGTTCAGTCGCGAGTATAGCGAGCACATCATCCGCCTCTAGATTAGGATAGATAACTGTACCGTATTCCTGGTCGAGCCATTCGCGTATAGGCTTTAGTCCTATCGGTGCAAACTTAGATCGACGATTAGCTTTGTAATCAGGGAACAGTTTACGGCGGAAGTTATTGCGGTCACTTATAGCTAAGATGTAATCATCCGCATTTGTTTTCTCCTTAAAGGATACCAATCGATCTACGATCCATTCCTTGGCGATGGCTAGGTCGCTTTGTACTGTCCATAGTTCTTCTTCCCATTGGAAGTTTGTTTGTGCGATGAATGCGGATTGGTACGCGAGTACATCGCCGTCTATTAATAGTGTCGTTTTCATTTGTAATATATGCTCCAGTTATCTTGGTATTTTTTGTATTTACTTTTGCTGTCAGGTTCCGGGTTTAGCTTGATCGATTTACTTGTCAACTCATCTCTTGGTATCATCCACCATGTATCTTCGGGACTTACATAACAAGCGACAACATCGACATCACTAGACAATTCCGACTTGCCCGTGCATCCTGATGCAGTTACCACATTATATGATTGCCCCTTGCGGAAGCTTGTGGATTTAACTTGTACTCTGAGGTCACCTGCGGGGCAGGCAAGCAGACAATCCCAGGGCATTGGAGTGATTGACAGATGTGGCTCAAAGTCGCGTTCCAAACAAGCGACAATGAACTTGTATTCCGCAATCGTGCCAATGCGTTGGGCGTTAGATGAAGGCATATACTAATGGGTGTCGGCCCAAGTATAACCAATTTTGTACTCGCCATCAAGTGGACATCTCATCTTCAGATGCTTACCTGTCCATCGGAGTGCACGAACTGCCAGATCTCCGTAGCGTTCAGCCCTGTCCTCGACTACCTCCGCTTGGAACTCGTCGTGGATGTTCGCCACAAACGCGTAATGCTTACCGATCTCCCACGCGTTACCAGCTAGTTGGTTGTGTAACATGATCAAAGCCTGCTTCATAACGACAGCTCCCGCTGATTGTAGCAGAGTGTTTAATGCAGAATGCTCGGATCTTATCGGTAATACGCGACCATCAATACCGCGTAGTCTGCCGTGCTTTCTTACCCGATCTTCCACTTCGCTCTTTAATCGAGCTAAAGCGGGCAGTGATGCCAAGAATCTTTTCTGTAATATCTTACCATCTCTCGCTGTACCTCCGACTATGTCGCCGATACGAACGGGACCTGCTCCGTATAAAAAGGCGTAGATAAAAGTCTTAGCTTGATCACGTGTTTCCAATCCCGCTTTCTTTTGATTATGACTATGGATGTCTCCCGTTAGCAGTTCCTTAGCGTAGTTACCACCGTCATAAATAGCGAGGTAATGGGCAAGCATTCTCAACTCGAGTCCACTTGCGTCACAACCGACAAGCTTGTATCCATCTCCGGCTCGGAATAACTCACGACATTCCTTGCCGTAGGGAGCGCGTACTGCGGGTACTTGTGCGACGTTGGGAAACGAATGTGTGCATCTACCTGTCACGGTTCCTCCTGAATTGACACGCCCGTGGATGCGTCCGTTTCTTACGCAGTTTAACCAGGAGTTATCTCCTTCGTCTAACATCGACAGACGCTTGGATACCATAAGGTACTCGTTTAACTTTCGAGCAGATGGATGATCTATTGCTTCCAATACACTTTCATCTATCTTTGGTTTTCCGTTAGGAGTAAATGTCTTTGGTTTCCATCCAAGTTCCTTCAAGCGATCTGCTATCTGATCACGACTGCTGGGGTTAAACGGTATCTGTTTTGTTTTGTTCTCTAGTCTTACCGCGTTCTTAACTAGAACTTGTTTAAGATTCCTTACTTTTAAAGCCTCTTTAATCTGCTTTTGAGTATCGGCGACTATAACTTCTATCCCTTTCTCCCATTCAATCTCGAGCTTCCATCCCAACGGAGTCTTCATCTCTTCGACTACAGGTGGAAACATCTTTTGCAGGTCGTCTGTCAGCTCCGCCCTTCTCGTC